CAAAGCAACCCCACTTACATTCATCTTCAGGTATAAACAATGATCGAATCAGTGGCCCAAGATCTTTATTTCTAGCAGGGATCTGTTGTAGGTTAGGATTAGAATAACTAAACCTACCCGTAACCGTTCCTCCTTGATCTGATCTAAGTTGATTAATATCAGCGTGTATTCTACCTTTGTGTTCATGTTTTAAAATAGTATCTATGAAAGTTGTATGTGCTTTGTTTATTTCTCTAGCCTGCGCTATCTGTTTGACTAAAGGATTAGAATGATTCTGTAAAAAATTTTTAGTGAATGATGGTGCTTTTGATTTTTCTGTTCTGTCATAAGGTAATTTTAATTTATCAAATACTTTTGCAATAGAAGCTGCTGCCCATATCTCTACATCAATACCTGTTTCTTTTTTAAGATTTAATAAAATTTGTTTCTCTTTTGTTGCTAATTGATTCTTTGTTTGATTCGCTTTTTCAACGTCTACGCGAACTCCTTTGAACTTCATATCCACAAGACAAGGAAAAACATTTTTTTCTAAATCAAATACATTTTGTAAATCTTGTTCTCTGATCTCATGTTTAAATCTATTCCAAAGTTTAAAAGTTAACTCTGCATCTTTCTCTGCATACTTACCAACATACATTGCAGGTAGTTTCCACATCTCTGCTTTTGGATCTAGACTCCATTCTTTTGCAGCGTTGTTTAATTCTGTTTCACTTTTTCTTTCTTTTAAAAATTCATATGCAATTGCATTTAAATTATACGTGTATCTATTCTCATCAATCAGACTAGCAGCTATCATCGTGTCTACGATCTCACCATTTATCTGTAAACCCATGGCTCTTATCCAACACACATCATACATTGCATTATGAAATATTTTAGTAGCAGGTGTTTTTAAAACATCTTTAAACCAAGATAGAACTCTACCCTTATCTAAGTTACCACCACCCAAATGATCAAAAGGAAAGTATGCACACCAATCAGTTGTTGCTACTGCTACACCTACAACTTTACCATCACCAACCACTGACCCCGAACCACGCGTCTTGATATTTGGATCGCAGGTTTCTAAGTCAATGGCTATCTCATCATAGTTACTTAAATCTTTAAACTCTAATGGTGGTACCCACTCAGTTTGTGGTGCAAACAATGGTTGTTGTAATCCTCTCACGAATAGTCTCTCTCTAAAATCATTTCAAGATAATGAATAGCTTTTTTAATATCCTTTTCTTTTCCTTTAGACCGATGTCTACAAATATATTTTATAGCGTTTCCTTCTGCGAACAAAAGTTTATTTTCGTTTATAAACTCAGCAGGTTGTATTTTCATACTTTTATAATGATTGCCATCGACCTGTTTATCTAATGAATCGTAAGTAGTTGATTTAAACATATCTTTATGTGTCATAGCGGATAACTCATGTCAAATGATTTAGGTTCTACAATATGTAATTGTTTTTTAGTTCTTGTTGCTCCAACGTAAAATAATCTGTTTTCATCGTCTGGAGTTTTTTCAAAGTTACGCATCGTATTTTCTGTAAGATCACTCAACAATACAACGTTATCACATTCACCTCCCTTCATACCATGTATGGTTGATAATTTTATTCTAGGTTCTTGTTTCAATAATTCTCCATTTCTTCTCATTGCTCTTATATACTCTTTTGTACGAAAATCAATCTCATCTAGTGACTCGTACCAAACATCGTTTGTGTTTAATCCATAATCTTTCATACAATCTTCTATGATATAAGTTTGATCTTTTAATAATGTTTTACCTAACTTATGTGCTTGATTAATTTTTCTAGAACTCATGTGTCCATAAATATTTTTCACAGCATCATAATTTAATTCCTGACCTTTACGCCAATGTTCCCAATCTGTAATGGCTTTAAAGGTATCTTCATTTATTGATTTTTCATTTTTAAAATTATAATACCAACCACGCTCCTCGCAAAAATCTTTAGTATCTTCTAATAGATATTTGGTTCTAGCTAGTACCAACCACTCGCCAGATGACATATCAACTTGATGTATATCTCCGTGGTATCTTAAAATGCCTTCTGATGTTTTAGGTTGCCATATTTTATCTCTTCTATTTGATATTCTGTTTGCTAGATTAATTGACAAGTTATGTATATCTCCCGATGGCACACGATAAGATTGATCTAATACTATTGTTTTACCTTCTAAAGCTATAAACGAATCAACATCTGCTCCTGCCCATCTAAATATTGCTTGATCATCATCACCTGCAACAAATACTTGGTCGCATTTCTGCCACATTTGTTTTACCATTTTCCATTGTAGTAAACTAAGATCCTGTGCTTCATCAATGAACATTACATCTAGTTTTGGTGCTACATCTTTTTGTGTAAATTTTAAAATCATATCTGTGTAATCAATCAAGCCTATTTCTTTTTTATATCTTTCAAGTTCATTGGCTATGATTATAAGTTTATCTCTTTCTATATCTGCCTCATGTTCATTTAAATCAAACTGCTCTTCGACAGGTATACCTCTAACTCTAGCAAGAGATATTAAATTTAGATAATCACTATCAGATGAGAAGTAACCACCAAAGTCATCTTGATATGATGCGTAAGCCACTGAAAAACCTAGCTTTTTTCCAAGGTCTTGATAGTGAAATCTTTTCATAACTTGATTTTTATTTATGGATAGTCTTCTGAATGCAAGTGAGTGTAGTGTTCTAAAATATGGTAGATCATCTTCTGACAAATTAAATTTATGCATGGCTCTTGATAAGGCTTCATTAGCAGCTTTCTTTGTAAATGCGAAATAACCTATACGACTTGGGTGTATTTTCTTAGATAAGTATTCTTCAACTAAAGATAAAAGTTTTTCTGTCTTACCAGTTCCAGGTGGGCCAAGTATAATTGTAATCAAAACGCATCCTCTTCTTTATACTTTGGTTTTTCAAAAGATGTATTTTGTTTTTCCATCGCTTTCATAACCCAAACACGAACTCTCTTACCATCTATGTTTAATGTTTTTTCTGTTGTATTAAATATATCTTCTATCATTGCACCAGTTTTTCTAATATCAAATGACCACTTCTGTCTTTCTAAAAACTTTTTTAGATCTTTCCATCTAAACATTGTTTCGCCATCTGCTGTGTAAGGAACACCTCTTAATATATCACTCTTCTGTCTACCTTGTGCTCGTCTTACTGCAAAGTCTTCTATCAAATCTTCTAACTGATTTTTAATTAATAAACTTTCTGGTGGCTCAATAATCTGTATTGCTGAAAATAAAACTCTAAGTAAAGTATCCCATTGTCTATCTGCAACTCTTGGTATGATTGTGTTTAATTGTTCCATACATGCTTTTTTAAATCTAGCTTGTATTTGTAAATCGTCTGTTTCTAATTCTAATCTTTCTCCGTCTACGTTAACAAACCATTGTGGTTGTGGTTTATGATTTATTTTAGTTAAGTTACTAATTTCGGGTAAAGCTGTATTGCCAAGACCTATACCATGTTTTCTAGTTCTACATAATTCTCTGTTACAAAAAGAATTTATTGGTTGTTCATTACAACTATAATTGTAATCTTTTTTACGCAAAGATTTTTTTACATTTTCTACCTCTGCATTACTAAGTGGTGGATTTAAATATTTTCTATTGTAATCTTCTATTAAAGTTTCCCATTCATCGGGTAAAGATTTTTTTAAGTAAACTCCAATATTATATAGTCCATTATTTCTTGTGCCTTTAGGAAATCCTTGTGAGCAAAGAACCTCTAAACAAGGTGGGCCATTTGATACGGCTTTAGCTTTTTCGTTTAATTCAACTTTTATTTCAGATAATTTCGTTGGATCTACAGAATATTTATCATACATAGAATAGAATGATTCTAAACTAGCAGCGGAACCATCATCATTTATGGCGTATTTTGTGCCTGTTTTATGTTTGTAATATGGCAAACTACAGAAGTTACCTCTATCGTTTGTCTCTACGTTTATTTTAGTTTGCTGTGGAAATATTTTATCTTTTCTAGTTACAAGTCCAAGTGATGCCGTAAGAGTTAATAGAGTTTGTCTCATGTCTTTTGCCTCTACAAAATCTTTTGTAAATAAATATAGGTGTGCACCACCGCTTGTTGATCTACAAACAATGAAAGGTATTTTTAAGTCTCTCATTTTTTGTGTAAATTCTTTGTGATTAAAAGTGTATTCGTCTATATCAATCGCACCCCATTTACATTTATTATCTTCGTTGATTGGTACGATACCTAAATTGTCACCTGTCCCATCTAGATGACCTTGTACAATTTCTTTGGTTAATTCTTTTTCAACCCAACGATGACTTGACTCTACCTTACCTTGTTCTGATACATTTCCTCGTTTTGTTAAACCATAACCTAGACGTAGACCTTGAAATATCTCTATAAATTTTTCTACCATACATGTGCAAAGTGGGCGACTCCACTCTCGCTTTATCGCCCACTACCTAGGATTCGTTTAATATGGTGAATCAGATGATGATTCATTGACTTTATCCTCATCATACTTAGCACTTACTGCGCCCTTAGAGACACCCTCTGAGAACTCTTTTGCAGTTTTGTAAGCATTTGGATCCGTCAATGGCCCAACTTTTGTGATGTTCCAATTATAAAACTCACCCTTACTATTTGATTGTAAGACAGTTTTTAAATTGTAAACATGGCTAAAAGCAGGCGGCTTTATGATACTGCCATCTTTTTTCATATGCTTGTTACTTGTGATCATGGTATTCCACTCTCTACTTTTTACAAGCTGTGAAAATGACATTGCTATCAAGGCACTTTCAGTAACCATATTACCATCTAACATCAACACATAGTGATTAGCAGTATTAGATAGATAATTACCACTAGGTAATCTATCTTTTCCTAACTGATCTCTAGTTGTTTTTGTTATGATATCGCTGTTAGCAGGATATGTAGCAACAGGTGCACTATCACCCTTACCTCTATCTTGCCACTCTACGAACTCTCTTTTGTAATAGCATCGTAGAACATTGATACCTTTTCTGCCATCGTAAAGTTTTTTAGATACAGAGTTAATAATCATACCAGGTTTTGCACCTTGTATGTATTCACCTCTGCCCTCCTTTACCTGCGGAGATAGATCTTGTAAGATTCTTAAAAACGGAATCTTGAC